AGTTATACAGGGTACTACAGCTGCGGCACCTTTAATAAGCGCTGCATCACCAGTGCCGGCGGCAAGTGCTGCTACCAAGTCTGAAGTAGCCGCCTGATAAATTCCGATGGTTCCCAGGGTAAGGTCAGCATTCTTTACGTACTCATCTTGGTCAACAACAGTAAGTACGCCACCGTTGCTTACCGTGTCGGTAAGTATTGTTCCCCTACCGAAGTCCAGTGCTGCGGCCCCATCAAACGCTTCGATTACTTCTACCACAGGAGGGACCAGGATTGCAAAGTTCCCTTTCGGAAAACTTCCCAGAATTATGTCGATGTGAATATCCTTAGGTGTAAGGACACAGGAAGAAAAGCAGAACGGTTCACTGTTCACAGGTGTTCTTTCGTCAGTACGACGTTTGTCAAGAATTGCCATTGGAAAACTCCTTATTCTTTATTTTTACAGCGTTAAGGTTTAGTAAATTACTCTTGTATCCGCAAAGATTCTTGCAGAAATATCAGCTGCCGAATCGCCCTTTGCGAGGGAAATGGTTATGGAGCCACCCTTTTCGAAGTACCTTCCCCCTTTGGAAACAGGAGCCTTTTTAAGCCCCAGTGCCGTAGGCGCAGCGTCGGTGTTGTCGATAAAGAAATCTGCGTCATTTCCATCAGGATCAACATACCCGACAAGAATGGAACCGGTGGAAGCTCCTGTGTAGGCTGTTTTAACATCCAACCAGACCTGCGTCACAAGACACTTTCTGGGCAGAAGAAGAACAAAAACTCTGTTTCCGCCGTTATTAGAGGTGGAAACAAACTTGCTCTTCATTGTACGCACCATGTCACTTGCGGCGTGTGAATATTCTACTACGTCAGCCATGATATTCTCCTTTACCTCAATTTAGTGCACTATAGCATAAGTGCTTGTTACCCGGAAAGTTTGGCGCCGTAGGAACTTGCGGTAACAACACCGTAGTCTCTTACGTCGGTTCCACCCTTGGTGATGGGAAAGCCAACTTTCTTGATGCCGAGAATAGCGCCGCCCCTGATCATAACGAAACGCTTTGCGTCTCTTTCGTAGGGGACAAAGGCCATTACTGAGGATTTGCTTTCACCGGCTCCGCCCCATGCCATGCAAGCTGCCTGAGCGCCACAAAGAACAGTGCGGTAAATGCCAGCTCCACCAGTTCCGATTGCGCGTATAAGCGGATTGCGAACGGATTTAATAATAAGCATTCCGTTGTACTCGATTTCTACCTGGGGCTCCGCGAGCTTATGGGCGCAACGAAGAAGGTCTCCCCACTGGCCGATGTTGGTATTTGCCTTGAGCTGGTCAAATACGTAGTTGTGCATGATGACTTTGTAGTAGGATTTACCGCCCAGTGACAAAGGACGGAGGCGGTAAAGACCATTGAGAGGATCACCCATTTCTGCTGCCTGCTTCATGGCGTCCAGGAAGGTAAGGTCCATGATGGAGGTGGCATCGAGGTTTGCCTCGGCAACATTGCCAGGAGTGAAGAAGTGATCTGCATCTGGCTCGGTTATTGGGTCAGCAAACACCTCTCCGGAAACCCTGAATTTGCTGTTGCCACAAAGAGCATTTATGGCGTAGTCCGAAAGCCACGCAGAATACCACTCCTGCAGGCCATCTTTGCCTTCCTGCATCAGGTTGTAAGGAACGCGTTGCTCATCCATCTTGCCGCCGGTGTCAACAGCTTTGTTGACTTCTTCGATACCCATTTTGAAGTCCCTGAAGCGGAGTTGCTCTTCAGTTCCTTCAACCTTCTTGTCACCAACAACAGGATCGGCAATAAGAGGAAGACGGATTCCGAAGGTAATTTGGTCGCCTTCACCCTTACCCAGTTCCGTTTTGATCTGGATAATGGAGTCGGCCCCGGTTCCACAAAGGGAATTGAATTCTACTGCCGGCAATACTACTGAAAAGAGATCTTTGGCCCAGCGTTTCCTGGTCAAAGGATCATTTGTAAGAAATCTTGTTTCCATTTATATCTCCTTGAAAAATAGTTTATTTTACTTTACTTTACTTGTCCAGTTCCCCTCTAAGGTAAGCGTTGTAAATTTCCCTGGGAACCTTATGGAGTTCTGTTTCAGGCATTGCGTCAATTCTTTCGGCAGTCCAACCACCTTGATCCGGGGCTCCACCTCCGAAATTAGCAATGCTTCCGGGCGCTGCCTTTATTTCTTTTCCCTTTACGACTTCTTTAGCTGACTTCTTTTTGAGTTCTTCTTCCGCTTCTTTAAGCTTTTTCGTTTCCTCAGCTTTTTCAGCATCCGACAACTCTTTTGTTGTGAAGTCAGGATGGTATTCTTTTATGAGTCCGTACATGTATAAGTAGGGATTTCTCATAGACCATATTTCGTTTTTTACCTGTAAATATGCAACTTTGAAGTCCAGTTGTCCTTGGGATTCTTCAACGCGCACATTTGCAGCAACTTCGAAAAGGTCTTCAAAACGCCCCTTGGTGCAAACCTTTGTTACGTCTTCGTACTTTGGATTTACTTCCATTGCAGCAAGCAAGGGCCCAAAGTCCCTTGTTTTTATTATTTCAGTAAGACTCTCTTGTAACTGCTCCAGTTCCCCAGGTTCAATCTTTTCGCCAAGGTCTCCTTTTTGTACTTTATCGTGTCTTTCAACAATTGCTGAAAGCCTTATGTTTTCATTTCTTATATCCCGTAGAAGTGTCCTTAATTCCTTTAGTTCAGTTGCAGTTGTATCTGGGTCTTTTTCAGCCTTTTTAAGCTCCAAAGCTGCTGCTTCTTCTGCTGTTTTTGTCTCTGCAGAAAGTTCTTCTGCAGTTTTCCCGGCGTTTTTCTCTTGCTCTACTTTTAGATCATCAGCCTTTTGTATGTCTTCAGCTTCCTTTGCTTTAAGTTCTTCAGCAGCGGCAATTTCTTCTGCCGAGTCCTTAGCTTCAAGTTCAGCAATGTCCGGGCCTACTTTGTGTACAACTACTTCTTCAGTTTCAACTTCTCTCATGCCAGCCATTCTCAAACCCTCCTGTTTAGTTAGTTTATTTTACTCCTCAAGCAGAAATTGCTTTCTGTTTTTGTTTCGCTTGTACTTGTGCGAGCATTCCTTTAAGGTCAATTTCTCTTTCTGTAATAATTTTGTCTGCTGTTGTTGCGTCAACTTTGGCAAGGATTTTAAGGAGTTCAAGTTCGTACTCTCTATCTGCTGCTTTTTGAGCCGCTTCTGCTTGCGCTGCAGCTTCCTCCCGTATTCTTGTTTTAACAGTGTAAGGAACATCAGCATACTCCAGTATTACATCAGCAGGAATAGTTCCAGGATTATTTCTACTATAATCAGATATAACTTGAAGAACCATCTGTCGCTGCGAAGCTGTTTCCATTACTTCATCGATACTGAGGTCAAAGCTTCCGGCAGTTATATCGTTGTAACCTGGATTATCCGGGTTTAACTGAGAGTTTATCTCAAGTAATTGCATTCCGGCAGGACCTTGTATTTGCATAAGTATGTTTTGCGGAGCATATTGCTGAATCATGTTCATAAGAATTAAGTCACCAGTTAAGCGACTTTCCCTGTAATTATCGTAAAGAATAAAAAGAACAGCAAGAGACGTTTCTTGTCTCATATGTACGGTAACGCCAGGAGTCCTTGAAGACGTTTCTTGCCCCATCATCTCATTTTGAATGCCAGAAGTATCCTTCATAGACTGGGAACATTCCGCACTGAACTGGGCGTAAATAGGAGATATTTGCGGTTGCTGTTCGAATTTATAAGCAGCCATTTTATTCATCGCAAGTTCCATATGGAACCCTGGGTCAGCACTTTTCTGTTCGTACTCATCTATATTAAGTATAGCCCCGGCTTCATGAACAAGAATTCCCTTAGGCAGAGTTTGCAACAAGTGACTTAATTGCCTCTTCATTGTATTAACAGCTCTTTGTGGGTCTTTCATTACAGTTATATGCCCAAACCAAGCATTGGTGTCTTCGTTTCTGTAAGCACCATAAAGAACACTTGGAAACGTATCGAATTTATAAGGACTTCTTCCTTCCTCAAAAGTAATATTCCCGGAAAATATTCTGTACCAAATAAACTTTTTCTGTGCTACAAGCATTTCAGGAATAGGAAATTGCTTTTTACTTCCGTCAGGCATAGGAAAGCCTTCTTTACAAGCCTGTGCAAATACACGGAATTCCTTTGGAAAAAGCCACTCAGGATTATTACTTAAAGGATTTACAAACCATACAACCTCTTCAAGTTTAGTATACCACGCTTCGCAAAGGCGGTATAAATTTCTTGCTTCGTTGAAGAAAATAGGCAAGTCAGCAACACTCCCAAGTACATACGCTTGGTATAAAGATATATCAAAATTTGGGTATCTTGCTTTTAGAGTACTTGCCGGGAGCCAGGATTGAAGTATAAGAAACCTAGCATCAGACATATCATATTCTGTGCTTTGCGGGTCCAGATAAAAATCGCGCCCGGCAAATCTCTTGGCCTTTATTTGCGGTTCAAAAGGGTTTTCTTTGTCTATATAAAAGTGAAGAAGACTTCTTCCGCTCTTTACTGTGTGCTCAAAACAATCCAGTTCTTTACGGGTAATTTTAAGCTTTTTCCTGTAGTGTTTCATGGCGTGAAGCATAAATTCAGACAAAGCTTCACTACCTGCATTTGTAGGGACTATATGCGGTTCATGCTTAGTTTGCGCCGCAAGTCCTACAAGCATATCTATTTTAGGTTTTACTTCGTTATATACAGTAGCAGGACGTTTTTGGGACCAGAGCTTTTGAAGAACATCTACTGAATCTTGCTTCCCAGCATAGAACCTATAGTCTTCCATAGATTCTTTCCTAAAGCAAGTTTCAGGATTGCTCATTTCAGCATCACGAAGCCAACGAAGTATTCCGTCATCTCCCCAGGCTTCTGGATCGCCAAATAGTTCATTTGCTGGAATATTCATTTATTGTTCCTCTGGTATCTTTTCATGAGTATGTAAAAAGCGCGAAAAGAGTCACCGAATTCTTCTGCTCTGTCGGCCGCCTCAGGAATTAATTTTTGTGCTGCTTCAGGAGTACTTTTCCAAAAGTCTTCTAGTTCTGTAAACATCTCTTTAGCATTTAAACTGTGCATAATTCAAGAAACGTCAAAATTTGACATTTATACTTACGCCGCCATCCAAGCATTTGGGTCATTATAAGCATTTTCAACCTGTCTTTCTTTCTTTCTTTTATCATTAGAAAAGACCATCATGGCAACAGCCTCAAAATACTCAGTTAAACAAAGTGCATCTGCTATATTAGGAGACATAACACCTCTTGCTTTCATGTCTCGCTTACTTTCAACTTTAACTCCGCCGTTTTCATCAAAGTCATAAAGAGGACTACTTAATTCGTCACAAAGTTCTTCGCCCATCGGCCCAGCAGGGAAATTATAAGCTCCTTTTATGCACTTTTCTCTAACTCTCCACCAAAGTTCATCCCTTAAGCGGTGATACTTCATTTTATTCGACGAAACACTTGAAACATTTAAGCCGTAGCACTTAATATGACCCACTTTTTGAAGCCAATCCGTTACACCAGCTCCAACTCCTATCTCATCTATGGCTATTCCGTCAGCATCTAGGTCTTGGTAAGTCTGATTTATAAAACCACCAAGAGAATGTGTGTTCATACCCTGGAACTCTTCCCAGGGCGATATTACCAGTTCTTTTCTAGGAAGAATTATGCTCTTATCATCCCCGTATCTTGCAACATCAACTCCTAAGTAAAGAGGGCTAAGTGGATCTACAACTCTTACTCCTGAATCAATACACTGCTGTGCCCAGTGGAGTGAAATTACAGTCCTTTCACTTTCAAGTGGCGGTTCACCAGCAACACGAATTCTAAAAACATTACTTTCTTCTCCGTACTTTCTTCTAAAGTAATTAACCATGTCTTCAGTTACGTTAGAAGATTTCCTGGCATCCCAGTGTATTCTATTCCAATCACCTCTTATTTTTGTATCAAAGTGTGTGTCGTAAAAATAACCCTTATTTTTTGTAGGATTTCCTATAAGAAGAACTTTGTTGTCTTCCTGTGTAAGGGCACCCTCTAAAGGAATGTAAACAGGATCTGGAACACCACTGGCTTCGTCAACAACTATAAGTAAATGATCTCCGTGTAGCCCGGCAAGAGTCTCTGCTTGTTCATCCTTTCCTGCTTTAACTGACGGGGAGATTGCCCGAGCCCACCATTCCTTAGGAGCTGTTTTATTAAAAATTTTATCTTTCTGTACTACAAAC